GCCGTCTACGATGCGCTGCTGATCGCCGGACCAGATGCCGCGCGGAGGGCGCTTGATGATCGGGTAGAAGACCGTGGCACCGTCAATCGACGTCACCGCGCCGTTGCTGCTTCCGATGTTCTCCGTGTTCGCGAAGAACACCTCGATCTTGGCCTCTGCTCGAATCGACGCATTGAGGACCGGAGGATTCGCGAAGGTCGTGGTGAACTTGCCGGTGCTGTAATCCATGGTGTTGGTTCCACCAACATCGACACTGCCCAGAAATGACCCATCACCGTCATCTACGACTTGCAGCGTTCCGTCGGTGACTGCCGTTGACTCCAGCACTACGGATGTGCCGTCCTCCAACACGAAGTCACCGGAGAACGTAGCGGTGACGCCGTCGCCTGTTCCGATGACTATCTGCACCAAGCGAGAGCCGATGATTGATTCAATCAAAACGCGCTCAACACCAGCGGTCGACTCGATGACCCGGAACAACTCACCGATGGGGACGTCAGTACCGGGTCGCACAAGCGCGCTGTTGAAGAACTTGCTGACGGATGCGGTTACCGCCGCGAAGACCGCCTGACGCGACTGCCCGCGCACAAGTTCGATGGAGAGGTCGAGGTCCATCTGTACGATCTCGCCATCCTTCATCTCCACAGTCGTCGTGAACGTGCGGCGTGCATCGAGGAAGCGCTTGACACCAATCTTGAGCGCGGAGCCGGGCGTAGCAACGCGACCAAGAGAGTCGCGACCCCACAGCGCGCACACCACCGTGTTGCGCTCGGGTCGCTTCTGTTTGAGGAAGCACGACGCGTAAGACGGTGCACCAAACACCTGATCGACGTAGCTGCTGGCGAGCGCGTTCCAATCCTCCTCACGAACTGCGCGATTATTGCTCTTGGCGAAGCGTGGGGCAAGCACGCGTGCGCTCTCCACCGACTCTGGGTTTTGTCCTCCATCTCCGCGCTCAAGGTTGCGCAGACGGACAGGCGTGCTCGCACCACTCGGGAGTACGCCCTGCACCGACACGCTGATGGTGCCTGGGGGCACGTTCCCACGCTGACCACCACCCACCCGGTAGCTGACAACGATGTCCGAGTTATTAGACGGGATCACACCGAAGACGCCGTCACCGAACAGAATGAGTCCGGCGTCGTCTTCGTCGAACGCGAGTTGATAACGCTTCTGCGAGCCTGCGATCAAGTAGAGAACCTGAATACTGCTACCAGCACCTGGTGCGGTGCCGTCTGCAGCGAGACCGAACCGCACTCGCGTGTTCCCTGAGATGTCAATGATGGTAGTGAACTCGCGCGGCGCACCTGTGAACTCCGCGACTTGCTGCCACACCTGTAGCGCTGATTGCGGCTGACCGAGTGGGAAGATCAACACAGTGATGCCGTCTTCGTCCTCCAAGCTGGTGATCGGGTTCATCAACGAGAGAACGTATTCCTGCGAGTCGACCCCGGTGCCGGTGAAGGCGTCGCGCCCCTGCTGTGTGCCCTCTACGAACGCGAGCGCGGCTACCTCTTCCCACTCTTCACCCAGCACGACGACGGCAACGCTTCCGTCGATGACGCCGGGTTGTGATAGTGGGAAAGACTGCCACTGCGACCCGTCCGATGTGAAGCGGTCAACGCGCGTCACGCCTTCCGTCAGCACGATCACATCGTCAGTCGTGCCGTCAGGCCACGTGGTAACGCTCGGGGGGATGGTGTGGTCCTCGATCAATTCGAAGGTCAGACCAGCGGCTTGCACCGTGGTACCGGCCTTCAACAAAATCGAAGCTGGTTGGGGTGGATCAGGCTGTGCGAGCACCGACACACCAGCGGCGGTGGCGGGGCGCATACGGTAGCCCTGCGCGCGCGTGAGGATGCGCATGGACTCCAACGTGTCTGCAAGGATTAGCAGACTGTTGCGACGACGGCGGTCGTAGTAGTACGCGTTCTGCTCGTGAAACCAAGCGAGCACGTCGATGATCGCAGGAGCAACGCCCGTCGAGATCGCATCGTTGTAAGCAAAGTTGCCGATGCGTCCTTTCAGAAAAGTGAGACCGCGTGTACGGATCGCATCGAAGGTGCGCGCGGTGAAGTCTACGTTGACAATGACCATAGCTGCTAACTCGCCGTCGACAAGGTGTTGAACTCGACCGGTGCGGTGAAGACGCGATTCTGCGGGTCGCCGAGTATGGTGAACGCTAGCGTGACGATTACGGTGTGGGGCTCATTGTCGGGCGCCTCAGTGCGTACAGTCAACACGCGAATGCGAGGATCCTGCTTCTCCACGTCCCGCTGCACGAAGTAGCGAATTGACGCGCGCGTGATGGCGTCGTTCGGATCGAATACAAGCCTTGGCACCTCACTACCCATAAAGGGTGCGTGCGGAATGGTGCCGATCTCCGTAGTCACGATGTTGGACAGCGACGTGAACACGACCTCAAGGTCTGACTTAGGTCCAAACGTGCCCTGCCACGATGGTCCGAACTGGTAGGCAGGCCCAGAGAATCTGTTAGCCATCAGTTCCCCTTAACGCTAGTGGTGGCTAGCACTGCGGTGGCAGGAACGACTGGCGGCGTACCTGCGACGCCATGCACGTGTGTGTTGAAGAAGGCGATGAACGTATCCATCATGAGCGAAAACCGGGCGCCGTCTGGTCCAAGCAAACACGGAACCCCTTTGAAGGTGACTTGCCCGGTGCCAATCACGTCGACAGCGGGGCTGGTCACTGTGACCAAGGCTCCAGCGTTCACGTTCACATTGGTGTCTGCGTTCACGTTCACATTGGTGGCGGCATTCACATTGACCACACCGCTGGCGTCCAGAATTTCGATGCTCTGCGTAGTTGTCTCCAAACGCACTAGCTGCTGCGCATCATCCAGCGTGAGCTTGCGACCACCAAGGGTGAGCGCCTCGACCACAGCACCCGCCGGGTCGTCTCTGAGATTCACAGCACTACCACCGGCAGTAACGATGCGAATCTTCTCCTCACCGTCGACCCAGCGCATCTCGATCAGATGACCGTTGGCGGTGCGTATGATTCGCGTCTTGGGAGTCGGTGTGTATGCACTCGTGAACTCCGCAGGGGCATCGCCTGTTCCCAAGAATTGCCCATGCCAAATCGGATTATTCGAGAGGCCGCCGTAGAAGCTGACCCAGACACCATCACCGACCTCTGGCACGTGTAGATCGTGCGTCGGGAATGCTGGCCTAGCCCACGGCAGTTTGTCGTCCTCAATGAACTCCGATTCAAGAGTGTCGCCGAAGACTTGTGGGACACGCACGCGCACGCGACCGTTCTTATCAGGATCGGCTGTGTCGACCACGTAACCCGGCCACATCCCAAACCACTCCGAGCGTTGGACCGGAATTTCCTCCGTTGCTTCAAATCCTGGGAGCGTGCTCATGAAAGCACCTTTGCAGTTCTGATGCTGCTACCTTCGCTGCCTGCTGTCTGGTTTTCATCGCGCGTACCGGTGTTCGTCGCCAGCGCGCCGGTAGGTTGCGCGTCGCCAACCTGTGACTCACGACGGAAACCGGTGATCGACGTAGTCAGTAGGCTACCCACTACGATGTGCTGAACCTCTAACAAAACGTATCGACCCATGAACGGCGTCTGCTGTAGGTCACCGAAAGAGTTTTCTATAGAGATGACCTTGTTAGGTCGCAACGAGGGGTCAGGTCTTGCCCTGAGTCGCACAGAGAGATAACGCGGCGCTACCCTACCCCAACGCGACCGAGTGCTCTCACTGACAACACCCAAATCATCCTCCGCGAACGGCACCACCCGCAGGCCGTCACCCATACGGCGCGGCACGCGCGGCGCCAGCGCCGGTTGAGTCGCCGCAGCTACCGGGTCCATGTCGAACACGAGACCGCGTTTGGTGTCGAAGTCGAAACCGATGCCACGCAGGGTAGCGCCGCCGTTTCGGTCGACCTCGCGCCCGCTGTAGAGGAACGCGAAATCTTCAACGCGATCCTCAAGCACCGACACATCGTAGCGACGCTCTGTCATGTCGGTCAGCGTGGGCGCCTGGTATCGCAGCGTAGATCCGTCCAACCACAGGTAGGAGTCTCCGCGATTGCCAGAGACCGTGGACGTCAGCGCAAGGTCACGCATGAACGACCAATCATCTTGGCGCGCCTGCACCCACACTGACGAATAGGCCGACGCGGCGATGTCTGAGCTAAGACCGTACTCTGTGGCGATTGACTGAAGGACGTCAGACGCGCGCATGTTATTCCAAGCTCGTGTGCGAGCTTTCTGCGCGAGCACCAGCCGTTGGTCTGCGCCTTTGATCTCAGCGAGCATACGAGTGCTCGCGTTGAACGCCGCACGACTCTTATCGGTGATGCCAGTCCGCCACTCGGAACTAAGGGTGCGCTCCTCTCCTTCTTGAGAAGAGACGCGGAACGAGAATTCGGGGTTGTCCTGCCCCATCATGATCGAGTCCCACGCCTTCCATCCACCGGTTCTAAAACGCAGCGACCACGAGAAGCCGCCAGCTAGCATGCTCTCGGTCCAAGTGAATTGATCTATGAACGGTGTGATGTCGTGCACCTCACCGTCAATCCGAATCTCCACGATAGACGTGATGATGCTGGAACTCACGAATTGGTACTGCGATTCTGCGTGTCGCGGTAGGCCGCGTTCACGTTCTGTAGCTTCGGAATGATGATGACGTCGCCCGCCTTCACCTCCTCAAGCGGGAAGTCGATCCGGTTGACCTGTGCGATGGCGCGCCAGAGCTTGCGGTCGCCGAGAAATGTCTGTGCGAAGAGGTCAAGCTGCCCTTCTAGACCCATGGACACGACGACCTGTTGCTCATCGCCGTCGAGCACGACTGGTGGCTCATTCCATAAACCGTAGAACGCGCGACCATCCTTGATGAATAGTTGCGTGCGCTTGTACGGGTCACTGAACTCGGTCGGAAGCTCGAATGTTCTGTCTTCTTCTGCCATGAGTGCCTACGGCGCCGCCGCGCCTGCGTTGGCAGCGGCGCGCCTAGTGGCGATAGATCGACTGAGCGAAACTCGCGTGGCAGCGCCCAAAGCGTCACGCTGCGCGAGACCGCGCACCAACACCTCGTGCGCCGGACTCAGGCCAGCCTGATTACGCACCGAATCCCAATCTGGCATACCAGTGTCGAACCGCTGAAACGACAGCGACACTCGCGCACCGTATGGCTGCGCTGTGATCGGATGCCATGGGCCTTCCCATTGGATGGTGACTTGCGTTATGTAGCCTCTGAGGGTCAAGAACGAACCGAACACCACCAGCACCATCGGCGGGTCGTAGCGCTTTAGTACCGGGATCTTGACCAAACCCTGATGGAATTTGGGGTCGAGCTTCGCTACGCGAGACTGTAATCCTCTGTTCAGTTCAGTGGCGTTCCGCTCTTTCGGAAAGCCCAACGCCTCAAGCCATCGGATGTTGTGTTCCATCTCCGACAGAAGATTGTTGATGTCGATGTTAGCTATGCGGTCCAAATCTGAAACGCGCGTGATGTTGCGCCCCGCGCGAAACACCAACTCAAGAGACATGATGCTCCAGTTGCCGCCGCGATACAAAGCGGCGCCCGGCTGCGGCATGCGGCTTCTCTGAGTCTCCTCGTAGGAGTCAACTTGGTAAGCCTGCGTGATGCTTCCGGGAAAGCTCTGAAAGTCGAGTCGCCCGTCGTCTGCATAACTCGGGCTGTCCTCAAGCACCAAAGCGCACGGGACTACGTCAGAACGAATGCCGGGCAAGAAGTTAGTGGAAGGAAATGTCACCAAGCACCTACCCCGTCCATCCCAACGGCCATAGACAAACCACCATCGCCACCGGAAACAGACACCGCAGACGCACCACCATCAACGCGCAGCTTTCCGCCGAGCTTATCGTCTATGCGCTCCAGTACACGCTGAATCGCCTCTTGCCCAGGCATCTCGATCTTCGGCAGCAGCGGCAACAAAACACGCTCAACGGTAGACCGATTCAAAGGGAGAATCATCTCCGGCCCAGCTTCCCCAGCGATGACCGGTCTGTTCACCATGGCTGCTCCGTCCGCCATCGGCGGGAGAGAAGGTGTAGCCACGCCGGTTGCACCGATCATCGGGAGTCTAGGCGCCGGAGTGTCAGGTGTGGAGAACAGGTTAAACGCTTTCTTCATGGTGTCGGCTGCGGCGCCGAACGGGTTCAGTAGCGTTTTCACCACCGACCCTGCGGGTGTGTCCAACCATTTGCTGAAATTCGTGAACGGCGAAAAGATGTCGCTGAAGGCACCGCCCCACTCGGCTTTGCTCATTCCGAGTATCTGCTTGAACTGATCTGCGGCGTCCTTCAGCAAAGTCACCAAAGGTGGGAGCCACTCTTTGATGAATGGGATGACATCGTCGCGCAGGATCGGCACAATGGCCTTGAGCGTGGGGAGCATCACGTCGCGCAGGATCGTGACTGCGATCTCGGTCAGATCCGGTATCAACGGCAGTAGTGCTCTTGCGATCTCCAAGAACGCCTTGAGCATTTCAGGCCCGACCTCCTTGAAAACCTTCCCAATCTCCATGAGAGCATCCATCATCATGGGAAGTGATTCGACTGCTAGATCAACTACCGCGTCAATCATGTCCTCTAAGAAACCGCTGTCGATCAATTCGGTAACCCACGCACCGAACTGAACAGCTAGAAGCTCTGCGATCACCGTCAGCTTAGATATGTGCGGGAGTAGTTTCATTGCGATGTTGGTCGCGATGATGTCTAGCGTCTGAGTCAGTGGGCCGAACGCGCTCTGGATGATAGCCGTGAACGACGTCATGGCAGGCATGAACGCTTCAGTGAACATCTTTATTAGCGGCTCAAACAAACGGAAGAGCGCGGCGAATGGTCCCAAGAATATGCCAGCCACGCCGCCAGCTAACTTGAAGGCGTTGGTGATCTTCTCGATGCTGATGAACTTCTGTAGAAAGTCGTTGACGACTGGAATTGCGGCGCGCGTGTGCTTGACGAGAACGGTGAATGCCTTGGCGTAATTCTTACCGTCGAAGGCGCGCTTCATCTCGTCGCCCAAAGCGGTGACCATGTTCAGTAACTTGGGGATCGTCTCGGCGCCTATGTCCGCCAACATCCCGGAGACATTCTTGACCTTCTTACTCGTGTCGTCCCAATGCTTGACGAACCCGTCACCGAAGTCATGCCACTTGGCAGCGACCTTACCGAACATCCCACTGTAGAACTTCACCAACTCCACTGGCACTTCTTCAGCCTTCGTGGTGAAGGTCTGAAGCACTACATCTGCTGCTTTTGCTGTCTTCTTGACTGCCTCGTCAATCAGTTTCTGGACCTTGATGACGGGTCCGGTAGCCTCGTCCTCAATGGACAAGACCCAACCGATTGTCTCGAAACCGTCAGCCACTACAGACCCATCACCCTGGTGAACACCATCGAGAGCATAGTGCCCAGATTATTGCTCTCGTTCATCTTCTTCAAAACCTTGTTATCGCGCTTCTCCTTTCTCACAACTAACTCCAGGCGCTGCCAGCGTGTCATGAGGCGCCAATCGCTGTAAGCAATTCCGGCGCGGTGCATGATGTGCCTCTCCTCTTGGAGCTTGATGAGCGAGTGCTCAGACGCCAGAAGAACGATTGCGAAACATGGAACCGTCCAGGGAGAGTTGTTTGCGGAAGCGATGCTTGCAGTGGGAGCACTGAAACATCGGACGCAACTCGTAGCCGAACGACCTCCTTTCAATCACCTCGCGAAGTTCGCGGAGGAGGGGAAGGGGTGCCTGCTTGCACCACCGCATGGCGTCGATCACACCGACGCTGCGCCCGTCGATGGCTGCGATGTAGCGCGCCTGCACAAACGAGTGCAGCCGCGATCCCATGTTCGTGTTGCCGCTCTGTGAGCGCTCCGCGAATTCCGATGCTTGAATCAAGTCGGCGATGCGCAGGTATCGCCAACCAATCTGCTGCCCGTTCTGCAGCTTGACGGTGATAGGCTCATCCAACGACGCCGCCGCGAACACTTGATGCGAGTCAGTGCTGCCGTCTTCGCCGAGCCCCATCTCACGCAGGATGAGCAAGTCTTCGTCTTCGTCGGCAGTCGTCGCTGGGGGCCACGTCACCGGCTCACCGGGCAGAGCGCGATGCAGTGAACGACACGGCACTGCGCTCAGGACGCGTGACCCGTCGAAGTGCTGCGTGCACGATGGGCACTGCGGGTACATCGGCAAGTTATCGGAGCCCTGCGACAGTGAAAGGATGTGCAACAGACACGCAGCCCAGTCCTCCAGAATGAGTTGGTCGTGCACAATGCCGCGCGTGTCAAGACACTGCTCAACTACGTGACGGATGGCTGGTGTGGCGTTCACACCAACGCCAGCGCCTGCGATCATCTCCTCCTGTTCGCCGCGCATCGGCGACAACACCACCGCCCCGTCATGCCCAGGATACAACAGCCCACCGGACGGGAGCTTGAAGGGGCGGCTCAGAGGGTCCACAGGAGCCCCCTGGGACGACCCAACGGTCGTGGGCTCCCAACGAGCGGCCACAGGAGCCCCCTGGGGGGCGTGTTGGTAGGTGGGGAAGTTGGGGGCTAGTCGACTGGTACTAACCGCGTCACCGCCCGCTGGTGGCGCCCCCTGGACCTCCGACGCGATCCCTAGCTGCGCTGCCAGGTTGCGTAGTGGGTGTCCTTCTGGGAGATTGGCCGGGTCTACGGGTTGATATGCAGGTACCTGCTTGGTCATGCGTCTCTCCTAGCGGCATCCACTGCCTTGGTGCGCGAACCAGCCTCGACGATGCGCTTACCTTCCCAGAGGATCGCCTCGTCGAGCTTCGTGATGACAAACGCGCGGCTACGCGACGAGTCCACGGACATCAAAGCCCGCGCCTGATCGGCGCAGACCTTGAGAACATCTACGAGTTGAACACCGTTGACCCCGTAGGCGGGAGCAGGCCCACTCTGGAACTGAATCGAGAGATGATTCTCGATCTCAGCAACGTCCCAGACGTTGTTTTCCTGCCCCCAGCCTCCTGGGGAATGAACGTAGCGCGCATCGGTGAGCATTTTGCTCCTCCTGCCTCCTGTTGAGGCTGCTTCGTTTCGTCAAATTGTGAAAGCGGAGTCTACTACTAGCCCATAACCGGTGCTAGTAGGTTTTGGTCCCAAATCACGCGGTCGCAGGAGAACGTCATATCCATGGTGAGGATGTCACCTGTGTTGAAGTCCATGCCAATGTCCGGCATCTTCGTGGGGAAGAGACCTTCCAACGACGCTGTGCGCTCACCCTGGCCGTCCGACTGGAACAACACGAGAGTGCCAGTGGTCTTCACGACGCCCATGGGCAGCATCAAACCAGACTCCTCGTTGTAGACCAGCGACATCCACTGGTAGAGAAGGCGCCGCGTGCCTGCCAGTGGGAAGTCGCGGAACTGTGCCATGATGTCCCCCTGCGGACCAGGTCGGGTCGCGTAGTGTGCGTTGCCGTTGAGATAAGGCAACTCAGCCTTGCCGACATCCCGCCCAGGAACCGAGAACGACGCAAGACTGAGGATCAACACCTCTTTGGCGCCGGGAATGAGTTGATCCAGGTTCAACTCCAACATCCCCATGTTCTGCTTCTGGACATTCCAGATGCCGCCAGCCTGAGCGGCGAACGCACCTGAGTATCTGTACTGTGATACGGGCATGTCTTATGCCTCCTTAACCGGCGGCGCTGACGTCAGAGAAGTCAGCACCAGTGGGGGTGAGAACAATGTCGAACTCCAAGAACTCGACGGCGCGGGCAGGCTTGATGAATATCTTAGCCTTCACGGTGAGGTTGTCGATGTCGCTAGCCGTGGTGGTAGTGCCGTCCACGAGCACGAACGCGTCCTGCAGACCGCGACGCTCGATTATGGGCTTGAGCACCTTGTCGATAGCGGCCTTGATCTCCCTCCACAAGATCGTGTCGTTCAACTCAAAGAGGAAGTCCTTTGAGATGTTGTCCACGTCGTTCATGATCTTGTTGACAGTCCACCGCACGTTGATGCGGTCGAGCGCCGTCGGAGAACGCTGCGCAGTGCGCTGACCGACTAGCTGCAGTCCACGGCCCTGCTGCACTGCGATGACGTTGATGACCTCTGTGCGCGCTCCGACCTGTCCGTAGACCAGGTTGCGATCATCCAACTCAGTTGAGTACTTCACCGCGTCGGCGAGCACACGACCGCGTCGTCCGCCAGCGATTGGGAACCACGGTGCCGCTACGTTGTCGGTATTCGCCACGAGCGTAGCCATGTCACCATCCGGCGGCTCGATCACCGTCTCGTTGGTGTAGTTGTCGAGGTACTGCAGCCACGGGTCGAAGATCGCAAGCTGGTTGCTGTTGATTGGCACCTGTGGCGGGAAGGGAACGAGGGCAGTCGGCACCGGAGGAAGACCAGGCCCACTGTTGTACTCAGCGTTGACGAAGTCACGCGTCTCGAAAACTTCATCAGCCTCTGGGCACGGTACGATGCCGATTGCACGGCGACCATTCCGCTCGACCAGCGTTTGGAGCGCAGTGATGACGGGTGCATGCCACTGACCGGGAATCATGATCCAGTCGAGCGCGACCACCTCGTGATTGCGGAAGTGCTGCAGCCCGGTGTAGGTGTTGCCCACCTTCGCACCGACGACGTCCGCGTTGGTGAACGCACCGGACAGGCCGATGGATTGCGGAGCCGTAAGGTCGATGTCAAGAAACCCAGCTTCGTCGGTCGAGTTGAGTCGGATGAAGTCCGAGCCGTTGAGAGGATCGTTGACCGCCTCGACGAGACTGGCGATGTCAGGTTGCTGCCCGAACGATTCGATGGCGGTGGTCGCGAAGAAGACCCGACACCGAAGAGTCCCAACAAGGGAGGGGTCCGAATCGACGACGACGTAGAAACCTTCCGTCATGATCGTGCGTTCGTTCTCGATGTCTCCTGGGTAACGCGCGGTCGCGTGAATGACGACGTCATCCGCCGTGACGACAACAGCCTCATCCAACGCCGGGGCGCCGGTCCACTGAATCGAAGTGGCACCCGTTCGGTAGTCGAGGAAGTTGTCTGGATCACTCGGCAATGCGACGTTCTGCGTCCAGTGATCCGCGTCGGCGCTAATGCCGAGCGTTCCGAAGGCAACTTGCGGGTCACCCGCACCAGCGCTTGACGCTTGCGCAGTTTGAAGCGCGACCAGTCGGTCATCCTGTCGCCGGTAGGGGGCGCTGGACAGTTGACCAGTGAAGACGGTCGTAGTGCCGTCACCGAAGCCGAGGATGTCGGCTGGCATGTAGACGGCGGTCAGCGCCCCGTTGTCGCGCACGTTGAACGTGTTCGCACCCGTAGGCACCAGGTCCAACTCGATGGAGAACTCTCCTGTGACGTGGTCGAGCCAGTTGGTGCTGTTGTAGGCGTTCGCCAACGTCGGCGTGTCGAGGTTCATGCCAGCGGCGTTGGGCGTCGTGTCCGCGATGAACTGTGGACCCATCCCACGCACCGCGCGGCGAGCCTGCCGAAAGGGTGTGGACGTGTAGTCGGCGCTGATGGATGCCGTCGCCGTGATCGCGGCGCTCGCCGTGACGCTCCACGCACCCGTTGTGTAGTCGAGCGCACCAGTCACTGCGGTTGCACGAGGATCGCCGCGCGGCCTGTCAAGCCAACCACCGACACCGCTGTCGTAGAGAGTCTCGGGACTGCCCGAAACGTCTGAGATGGTCAACGCCACGGTGCCGGGTTGGATCGGCAGAGGAAGGCGTGACGCTCCGGGGTCGGTGTCCGCTGCTAGCGCATCGCCACCAGCGTCAGACGGCTGCGCGAGGTGCTGCTTCGATCCGTTGACACCACCCGGAACAGCGCCGCCACCCAGGTTGATGATCTGGATGTCATAGGTCGCTTCGATCTGCGCGGCGGTGACTGCGGGAAAAGCGACGGCCCCTACTGGATCCCACGTGGTGACAGCCCACACACCCGTGCGGTAGTTGATGGTGCCGACAACAGCGGTGCCAGCACCACCAGGCAACGTAGTGAACCCACCGAATCCGTCATCGTAGATCACCGGAGGTACGGCATCGGTGGGATGCGTCGGCGTCAGCGCGACCGTGCCGGGGACGATCCACCCCGCGAGCGTCTTGAGCGTTGCAACGGAGCTTGCAGCACCGACCGCACTTAGAACGGCGTCTCCGCTGACCTCGTCGATGGGAACAGTGATGACTGCCTTGTTGCCGTTGAACCATCCAGGCGCAAGGCTGAACCGCGAGAGGTTGCCTGCGTAGGTGCCGAGACCGGCGACGGTAGCGCCGACCAACTCAGTGGCGCCCTTGATCCAGATGGCATCGATGGCCCCACCCGCGAAGAATGTCGAGGCCGACGGCGTGATGTCGAGGCCAAAGTTCCCAGTGCGATAATCGATGTAGCCAGTGGCGCCTGCGCTGGTCAGGATCCCGAAGCCAGCACCGCCAGGAGCGTAGGACAGGTCACCGTCGTCCGACGCCTCGACGAACGACGCGGCACCGACCTCCGCGCGCACTGTGAACGTGCCAGGCACGACCGCAGTTCCCACGGAACCGTAGACGCGCTGCTGACCAGCTAGCACGGCATCGATGGTTCGGATGTTCTCCCACTCGCGCGAGCCAGTGATCGAGTCGAGCTTTCCGAAGAACTTGCGACCAGCCACACCGCTCGTCGTGCTCGACGTGCTGTCGCTCTTGGCGAAGGCGCCATCATCTCCACCGTTGAAGGCTTTCGGGTCCAGTGCGCCCGTGACGACATTGAGCGTCTGCGCTGGGAACGTCGCACCAGCACCCGGAGCAAGCTGCACCTGAATGCGCTCCGAGTTGTTGTTGATGTTGGTCTCGATGGTTCCGTTGGTCAGTCCGATGAACTGCTCATCCGACAGCACGCCGTCCTGGTAGACCTGGACGTTGTACGACGTCGTCCCGTTATGGATGATAGCGACCTCAAGAAAGCCGTTGTTGGCCCACGAACCTGGGCTCGCCGCCGTGAGCAGAAGGATGGGCGTGAGCCCGTCTGCCGCGTAGAGGGTCAGGGTTGCCGTAGCGAGGTTGTCGCCTGCGATGCGAACGAACTTAGCCTGGTTGCCGCGACGGAAGTAGCGGATCAAACCTCGCTGCGCATACATGCGGTCGACAGGGCGTCCATGGAAACTAACGAAGTTGCCTTCATCAGTGAAGTCGTTCAGTTGGTTGACTTGGCCCTTAGTGGCTGGGCCTACGCATCCCATCACAGCGTTCGTGGTGCGAGGGGCGTAGAGCGTTAGGTCAGTGACCCTGATGAAAGTTTGCGGTGCGACCATTTACTAGTCCTCCAAGCCGACGTTGAGTGTCGTCAGGACTGCCTGAGACGACTCTTCCACTATGTCAATGGTGATGTCACGCACGATGCGCGATTCTTCCGGTCTGTAAGGCATGTAGAACTCGTATCTACCCGACCACGTGCGGCGTACTTCTTTGCTGCCTTGCGCTCGTTCGATACTCGTGTTGTCGATCCATCCACTCGTCACCAAATGACCACGCGTCTTACCGTAGTGTCTGGCGTGCTTGACTACGTCGAAGGGGGGACGATACCACCTCTCCAGAGTCCAGTCGATGGGTAGGTAGACGCTCTCGTTGGGAAACAAAAGCTCAAGCTGGAACTGCACCGACTCAGCGATGCCGTGCCCGCCCTCACCGCACCACAAATCTACGTGGATGTCTGATGTCATAGGGCGTGGGAAGCGCATCCTAAGCGCGGTGCCCGATACCTTGTCGACGCTGAATTTCCCAGTCCACCCCCGGCTGTCGCGCTGCGCGTCGTACTGCGGCTCAGTGCGCCAGATGGACATGAACGGAACAGGCACCGGCCCGTCCTCGATCTGCTGCTTCGTGAGCGTTCCCTGCATCCTCGATTTGAAAACCTTGGCGGCTTCTGTGTGCGCGCGATCCGGGTCAGCGAACACAGTCACGACAGACTTGTCACCCCATCGTGCTTGGGAGAAGAAAGTCCTTAACGGGAAAAACACTGGCGCAAACATCAGGGAGCCTCGCGAATTGCAGTACGCAGCGCGACGGCCTGAACTTCAGGTCCCATGCGCCGAAGCTCGCGGCGCACGATGCGGATTACGGGAGCCCAATGCGGGCGCGGCGGCATGCGACTGGTGCCGAACTCGTGGAATGCGGCGAGCACGCGATGCGTGACACCGGCATCTGGATGCATGCCAGGCTTCGGTCGCACGGTGTAATAGGTCTTGCCAGCGCGCGTGCCCTTGAACACCTCGATGCCCTCGATGTACGCGCCAGTAGCGATCAGCTTGCGCCCGTCCTGCTCGCGCTGAACTTTGTTCTCTACAGTGCGCTCTGCGAGCGGTGCGTGCCTGAACGGACGACGGTCGACAGTCTGAATTTCTCGGCGCCTGAGCAGTGGTGGTCGCTCGACTACTACCGCACCGGGTCGCGCGGGTGTGACCGCCATGAGCTTGTCGATGATTAGTTCACGACCCTCTTCAGCGAGCACTCGTATCTGCACTAAACCAGCGCGCATAGTCTCACTGACCACTCGGGCGTGAAACCCAGAGATGACCTCCCGCCCATTCACGGTGTGCGTCACGACGGTTATCCCAGCCATTGAACATCCCTGTGTGCGTGCGGGACGACCGGGTCGCTGGTTGGTGGTACAAGTTGGTCGATGTTCACGATGGGCTTAGTCGCATCCATGCTCACGACTACGGCGGTGCCTTTCCACACCATCACAGTCCCCTGCGGACTCAGTGATGCGCTGTAGTCAGGCTCAAGCTGCTGGATGTAGTGATGCCTGCGTCGAAACATGAAGATGTCTCCGGCACGAGGAATATAGATCGGGTCTCTGCCTTTGAACGGGCCGTCACTGTGTCCGGTCTTCTCTTCGTCAGTGAGCGTCGCATCTCGATCATCTACAGTGCCAAACTGGACACCAAGACGCCGACACTCCGAGCGACTGATTGCTAGAACAATCTCCCCAGTAGTTTCGACGACGCCACGGACCTTGCCCTTTTGCTTGCCGGAGTCATCTACGAACAGATGCACGCCGTGAGGCCCATCATACTTGCGATAGATTTCAGGCGTCTCGTAATAGGTCTCTTCTGGGGAGATGCCGCCGCTGTCCTCGATGTTGAGGAGCCGCCAGAACCACTTGAGCGGGATGTTTCGCCGGTCGTGCTTGCTCTGTATAGAAAGCGAAACGATCTCATGGCGCGAAAAACGCGCAGGCCACAGGCCACGGTCATAGGATGACGTCTCGCTCACGCGGCCCCTTCTGCGCCGACAGCGTTAATGCTGCCGTCTCGCCAGAACCACCCCAATCGTAGCGACTGATCCGACTACCTACAAGAACCCGTCTACGCGGATGGAGGGGCGGGCGCAGCAGACGCAGCGGGCTGCGCATCAGCGGCGGTGATGTGTAGCTTGGCTTTGGCCTTGCCGAAGTCGGCGATGCCCTGGCTGGCGAGGTACGCCATTGCCAACGGAATCAGCTTCGCGGCCAGCCACTCACTCGTCTCCGGGTCCATGCCTAGCCTGACGGCCAGAGTCACAGCGGCGGTGGTAGCCATCACCAAGAACTTCTTGGAGGTCAGCAGTTCTTTGAGCATGTCTTTCATCGTTCTTCTTCCTCTTTTGTTGGGACCAACTGCGGCCACCACAACGCACCACAGATGAACCCAGCCAATGCAGCGACCAGGTTAGCAAACTGAAACGTGGGCAGTGAGTGCGCGAGGTTTATCAAATCACGCAGCACCACCAGTGCCGTCACGGAGGTGAGCTTCGTGAACTGTAGGTTTCGATCCTCTCCCGGCCGATTCCAAAACAGATGACCCATGATGCCCATAAGAACAAACGGCAGCGTCAGCCAATCGTGCGAGAGGTCACGAAGCAACTCGCTAATCGTGTCGTCCTTCACATCGTTGTGGGCTACGTCGATGTCCCAGACCAGCAAAATCACCGTGAACATCACAAGCATCACCGCTGTGATCTTTCGCAGCTTCGCAGCCTTGGTGCGCTGTGTCGCCGTCACGTTCTCTGGTGCGCTCATACCGTCTTCTTCCGCGCGAGAGTCATGCGACACGCGACCTCAACAGACCCTGCCCCGATCTCGCGATGCAACGTGAAGACGAAGACCCAGTGCGGGAGCAACTTCTTGCCCTTGAGCGCGCTCGGCGCAATGGATCCTCCGATCAAGCACGGGAGCTTGTTCGCCTGTCTCGCGAGAGGCAGTTCCGCATCGAACAGGTTGTAGGCACCGTCTGGGGCAGAGGGATCCGCCACAGGGGTGATCGACGGTGTCGTATCGGGATCCCAATTCCAATAGCCCGTCCCGTCGCTCGGGATCGGGACCAGATCGGTGTTGATCTCACCCGCAGTCAGAGCCGCGCCGTCAACGTCCCAGTCGCCGTCGCCGAGGGGCGCGGGCACGATGATGCTGAACGGGCCGACGCTGACCTTGTTTGCGTTCCCGTCGTGTGTCCCCGTCTTGTCCGTAGGGGCTGACGCAGGCGCTTTCACATCCATGCTGACGTAGTCGGTGTAGTTCGCACCTATCGCCGCGATAGCGCCACCCAGGATGTAGACGTGTTCAATGAACTGGCCCTCGACGGCGGTATCTCCCGTGTCCGTTTTCTTCAGCGCGATCAACGCGCCGCCGCCGCGCGCTCCAGTAGCCACGTCGTCAAATGCCCCAGTCAGATAAAGCACGTAGCCGGGCGGGACGATGCTCGGCTGGTAGATCGGGGTCTTGGCACTCGTCTGAGGGAAGCTCGCGACCGACCCATCGGGGCTGACGATGTTGACCTCGTTCGGGCCGAACGTCTCCACTACGTTCACCGAATCCGGTGTGACGGTGTGCCCCGTATCGACGGGGCAAGTGGTGGGCTCGGGGTCGCCTTCTGGAAGGTAGTGATCCTTCCAGAGACCCTCAGTCGAGCAATGAATCGTGTAGTGCGCTATTTTCATTTGACTACCACTTGATTGCTACTGTGCCTGCCGCCACTTGATCGCCACCCGTGCCGGATACGCGCTTGACCTGTAGCACCCAGATCGCGGGATCAGTCGAGACGTTGGCGAGCGCACCGAGGTCGCAGAATGCAGGGTTGGTCGCCGTGAGGGTGATGTCGCTAGCGATCATCTGTGCGTTGGTGTAGTCGTAGATCCTCATGCCCGCCACGGCACCTGGATCGACTACGCCGCCGATGACCTTGATCTTGGTCGGGATCCCTAGATCGTCGGAGCCCAGGAATCCGAACACGCCCACGGTCTGCCAGGACGCGCCGCTCGTGAGCACCTGTGGGAAAGAAACCTGCTCCCACGCATCGCTTCTGTTGACCGGCATTAGTCACCCACCGCAGAGACGTAGATGACCGAACTCACCGGATTCGTCAGTGCCCCTGCCGTAGCCGGGAGGGTTGCCCCGGTCCCAGATTCCTGGCGCACCGGAAGGAAGTCCGCGCGAGCCGTTGCCGTGACCGCGAACTTGACCGACGTGGAGTCGCTGACAATCGCAATCCAATAATAGCCGGTGTAAGGCAGGACGTAGTTACCTCCCGCCAACGCGACGGTCATGAACATCCCATTCTGCCCGCCTGTGTCTACTGCCGCTGTTTGCGCGACACGCGTGTTTGGGGTGCCCGAAGGACTAGCAGGAACTGCCTGTGTGTAGATCCCCATTCGGATATTTCGGCTCGGTGTCCCGCCCGAGTCGATGAACGTCCGCATCCCAGTGATGACGACGCCAGCGGATATTTTGAGTCGCAGGTAGAACACCGTGCCCGACGACGCGTTTCCTGGGGACGGGTAGTCCAGCAGCGTCCCGAACATGAACTCGCCTGGATTGACAAGCGATCCGGCCCCGGCAAGCGACGACGACTTCCACCGCGCCGCTCCTGTGGTGGCTGACGTGCAAATGAAGCTGGTGTGCTCCACCTCGTTCACCCAGAGCGACCCGATCTCGTAGCCCTCCGAGTCGTCGTTCGTGACGGACGGGTCCGTCGTAGCCGTGTTGTTCGGCTTTGGTTGGTCGATCCTCTCCCAGATAGCCGCGCCCACCCCTACAAAGAGCGCCTGGTAGACCTTCTGCGCCGTGGTGTCGATCCAGTGGTCTCCTACCGCGTAGCCCGCGCTGCTGTCGTCATCGACGGTCGGAGCGGTGGTGTCTGTATGGACGGGGTGCGACCCCGCACCCGGTGTCGATACGTCTTTCCACACAGCGGCACCGCCAGCGACAGCGACACAGAACAAGACTTTTCCGGTGGTGGTGTTGACCCAACGCGACCCAACGTCCCAGCCAGACGGGCCATCATCCGAGGCAGACGGATCGGTCGTCGCGGCATCGTTATTCGAGATTTCGACGCCGGGGGTGCGTGCCACCTAACTACTCTTTGATGTCTTCCGTACGGCCTTGGCCTTGCTCTTCTTCTTCTTCTTTGCCGCCTTCTTCCTCGCCTTTTTCACGGGAGCCGCTGCGTCTAGTGCTTCCGCCTTTCGCTGCGCTGCAACCGACTCGCCTGGGTGAGTCCCGACCGCACGATCTCTTCCGCTGCTGCCCTGTGGATTCTCCAGCGCTTCTTTGGCTGCCTCGACCTTACGCTCCTCGATCTCCTTGGCTTTCGCGAGTCGTTGAATCGTGTGCCTGAAAGCCATCGCCTTGCCCTCCATCTGTAGACGGAGGTTGTCGCTCGTCTTACCGAGCGTGACGGCTTTTGCCAGGCACGCGCTTAGGTAGGACTGGGCCGACGACTGGTCCTCAAGAGAGCGAAACGGAGGGGCGTCAGACTCCATGTCCAGTTTTAGCTTGGCGATGATCTTGGTGATCTCGTGAGTCAATAGCTGCGCCGCCTGGTTGCGCCCGGTGGCGCGCAACGCATCGCGGTTGGCAGCTTCTAGGTCATCGTCCGTCTCGCACCCGAGATCGTGGGCGAATGCGACCTTCAATGCAGACTTAGCGCCTGATGACATGCCTCACCTTTTCTTAAGCACGGCTCAAGGCGCAGAGCACATCGTTGATTTTGATTGTGAACTCGAACTTTAGTTGACCGTCGGCCGTGTTATTCAAGTCGGTGCCAGGATACACGTCGTTGTTCGCCGCAGCGTTAGCGCCGCTACGCAGCAGCGAGCCGTTGAGGTAGATGTCGTGGTCGAGCACAAAGTCTCCACCCGACAGGTCACCAAGAGCGGAGTCCAGGTTGCTGTCACTCAGCGAGACATCGTTGTTGGCGACCGTCGTTGCCGTGACGTTGGCGCACGCCTTGATGATCCCGCCTTGGTTGCTTGCCTGAGTGATAGCGTTCAGGAGACTGACTTCGCCGAACTGCAATTCGAACGCATCCCACTCAGCAGTATCCTCCGAGAGCTTGATGCCGTCCGTCTGAGCCCAGGTGGAGCCGCTCTGGTTGACATCGTCCAGAAAAAGCTCAGCGGCTGCCAGCACGCGAAGATCGCCTGCGGTGCTCTCAATCACACCGTCAGTGACACCAACGTCGATGGGGCGCGTGCCACCACTGTTGATCGACGCACCACTGGCGAAGTCCACGTCGATGGCATCGTTATCGTAGAGGTCGACACCTGAGTGAATGTTGATCTCCGACGTACCGCCACCGCTACCTTCGATGACGCGGAACAGGTCTGCGTTGGCAAGATCGCGGATCGACCACTCGATGCCAGCCGCGAGGTCGAGGTCGGCGTTATTCGTTAGCTCGACCGGGGTGACGCCCTGATTGTCGTAGGCCACCTTCCTGGTGACCGTGCTCCCCGTAGGCACGTCCACGCTGGCGCCGCCGAGGAAATTGTCTTCGGTGAGGTCTTCCAGACGGATGCGCTGGACCGCGCAGTAGTTGATGGTCGCGCCGCCAATGTCGGTAGCCGGAACCGCCTCCAGGTCGTCGCCCGTGGCGTTGATGCGGACGAAACTGATCTGGACGCGAGTCGTCGTAGCGCCAGTGATCGTGACACCGTCTGTGAGACCAGACTCCCCCTGTAGCAGTCCGTAGACCTGTCGAGAATCGGAGAGGATCGGATCGCGGGTTGAGCCGTCAACGATCTGCATCAGGTTCTTCGGGCTGATCGCGGTGGAGCCCACAACCTCGTCCAGCGCGAGTTCACCGAATGTTCCGGTGTGGGGGGCGACCACGGTGCCCAGAGTGGTCACCGCACCGACAGCAGCGATGGTCTGGGCGGGGAGTTCCCCACCACCGAGGATCGACACATCACCCGCACCACCCGTTAGGGTCGCGGTGCCCCAGGAGCCGGTGGAAGCGGTTTCGCTGACCGCGATTGCGTTGGCTGCGGTGCCAGCGACCTTGGCCGTCGCAACCGTCGTGGTCGCGCCGTCCGTCGCGGACACAGTCGGGTGCAGCGTCATGGCCGCTGCGTAGTTGGTGCCCGCAACGCCGTCGAGGTTGATCGCTCGGCGCAGGTTCTCGTGGGACAGCGCGACCGTCGCGCCGATCTGCACGTTGCCGTCCACGTTGGTCAGCGTGGTCTGGAACGCGTAGACCTTGCCGTCGATGGTGACGGTCTCGGTGTCCAAGAAGTTCGTCGCGTTGGTCAGGGTCGCGGCAGCGCTCACGGCTGCTGGGACAACGACGTCGACTAGACTCCAGGTGCAAGACAGGACGCGTTTCTTCTCCAGTAGGTGAAGCGCGTCGTTGAGGTTGGAGACACCACGCTGGGTGCCGGTTTCCAGGGCGGACGGCGTAGTGATGACGTCGTACCAGTTGCCTGCCTGGACATCGAGGAGATGCGACAGCATCGAGCGCTGGTTGTTGAGGTCCGTCTCGATGTGGACCGGGTTCGTTTCGAAGTTGGCGATGGACGGCACTACCGTGTCGTCATAGACGTCCGAGGTACGAATCTGAGTGTCTTGACGAATGAACGTGCGTGCCATGCTCTACCTACTTGTCCCTGTGTCCCTCAAAATGCGGTCAACGACTCGACACGGATGAGGTCGCCCTTCCGTATCTTCATCTCAAATGCGACGGAACTTGTGGACACATAGTACACATCCCGCCCGCCCCCTAGTCCTGCGCTCTTGCTCAAGACTACACCATTGAGCCACATCTGAACTCGTGTATCATCGCGAAATTCAGATCCAGACACCGGAAGCACCGGGGTGCCGAAGCTGGAGTAAAGGGCCTGCGCCCCCGCGACGGAGAATGACCCTGTCTGGATGTCGAACACATCTCCAGGGGGGATCAATGCCGTGAGCACATCCACCTCAATGAACGGCTTTCTGGCGGATGCGCCCGCGCCCGCGATGATTGCGTTGAGGACATCATCGGCCAACTCCTCCAGGGTGACTTGCGTGCCGCCAGGTGATAGAGGGTCACCGGCAGGAATGGGTAGGCGCGGGTAATAAGGCGGGATCACCACGCCCTTGTTTGTGCCCATGCACGAGAACACGCGACCTTTTCCGGTCTCTGTTGCGATGATTTCGTTGCGATTGGTCAAAGCCTTCTCAGGCTCATGACGGTAGTCGCGAATCACGCGGTTTGGGGTGCCCACACCGGCACTCTACCCAATGTAACCAGGAGGAGGTACGCTCATCATTGAGTTGATGAGCGTCTGCTCGACCTGATCCCACTCCTCACGCCCTTCGGAGCGAAGTTCCTGGGCGTCGGTCTGAATTTCGCCGCCTGCACCTCTGATTGGTCCCTTGCTACCGAGCGTTCGCGCGAGAATGTACTTCGCTCGCGCCGTCGCAGCCTTGAGGAACAGGCTCACCTGGTCGTAAGGGATCTCTTCAAGCAACATCTCGCGCGTGGCGAGAGCCATCACTCGTGTATCTCGGCTAGGACTGCTGATGTACAGTTTCCTATCCGACGGATTCCAGTACCAATCGGGGCGAGAGCCCGCCAAACGCTCGTAGCGACGTTGAGCGACTTGCAATTCGTAGAAAAGTCGCGGCCCTTCGGCGCCCCATCGCAGATTGTAGCCCTCAAGGTAGCCTGAGCGCGTTCCAAGTATGCGCCTGTCCGCATCGCTGAACTCAACGCGCACGATACGCCGGATGTAGGCGTCGCTAGCCGGTGATGTGTGTGCTTCATCCGCGAAGAACGCGATGATGACGGTGTCGGTGGCTGGAATGTCGAACGGGAACCACTGCTTGCACGGGCGGTAGCGATTCCACAATTCAAGTGCGCGCGAAAGTGCGGAGTTGAGTTGATTGACGCTCAACTCAGGGTCGACACCGTCGCCTCCCAGGTCTTCTAGGATGCGACGGTGCCACTCTGGCCGCGTGTAGCCCTTCGTCAAGGCTGAGGGGGTCAGAGCGAGTGGAGAGCCGGGTACAGGTTGTTGATCTGACATGGGCTCTCCTCTTCTTAGACGTTGAATCCGAGACGCTCTCCGATTAGCCCCTGCATCAGCGGTCGAGTCACGGTCGCTTCTGCGTCGTCAGGGTCTAGCGCCGACTCCGGGTCGATGCCGAGCATGCCGCACCACGTAGTGAGCGTGGAGTGAGACGCACGCTGCAGCTTGCGCTTAGAAAGCGGAAGTGGCACCTGATCCCCCACGTCAGCGCCCTCGCCTGACTCCGTAGAGGGCGCCTCAGCACGCGCAACGCGCGTTGAGGCCACCACAGTCGGTGCGGTAGTCTCCGGCGGCTCTACGGGCGTGGGATCCTGTGCAGGTACCTGCCCGCTGGACGAGCGCACAGTGACTGCACCATCCACATCGACCAGTTGCGGTCGAGAGGTGGACGGACCGCCACTGCGGTTGCCGCCGGGGAGGATCGGATCCCCCTCAGCATCAATTCGCATCGGCGTGCGCGGGGCTGAGGTACCCTGCTGCCCTGGCATCGCCTGCTGAGCGTCAGGTTGGGTCGCATTCGTCGCGGTTGGGATTGCGGCAGCGACATGAGCCGGTGCCGTGGTCCCTTTGCGGTAGGTGCCCTTCAGCCCTTTGGCGTCGTGCATGCGTCCGTGAGACATGATGACGTTACGCCGCATCTCAGCCATGGACTAGATTCCCCTCGCGGCGCGCTGCAATGGAGTGAGGTGCGCCGAAGCTGGCTTCGGGGCGGGCGGCTGCTCAGCACCGACCTCGATGCTCCTGAGTCGAGCGGCCTTAATCCAATCCTCTTCCTCGTCGCCGACGCGGATGCGGCGGATCTTGTTGACCTGACCAAGTCGCTTGGCGTCGACACGGTAGAGCGGCATGAGTCCAGGCATCTTGCCGACGCACTCGATGATGTAGTAGGGTCCGCGCCTGCGGTCGCCGACTTCCAACCGATGCGGGTCGTTCAACGTGTGGGGCGCCGAGATCATGAGTGACTGGTTGCCAATGTTGATGACCACGTCTTCGGGCGCATCTTCGTTGGTGTACTCGTAGAGTTTCTCGTCGTCTTGACTGGTGGCGAGCGCTTCGCCTCGTGCTGATTCGATCATGGGTAATAGCCTCCTGGGCACAGCATAGCAGATGCCAACCGCGTTGCCGCTAGTTTCTACTGGGACGGGAAACCGTCAACAGGGCGACCTTCTAGGGCGATGGCGAAGACGTTGCTGGGACCGCCACGCCTACCTAAGTCCACGATGTGCCGTGCCCCGGCCTCGCGTACGAAGCGAATCCCCAGTCCGATCAGCGCGTCTTCAAACGAACGCCGCATGACGGATCCCTCGTTCATGCGCGACGTCTGCATGGGTGCGTGGCCGTGGTCATTACACTCGTTGAGGTACTGGTTCCAGCTACGCATTGTGCTCTCATCCTGGTTGACTGACTCGGACTTAACACCGAACGGTGATCCGAGCAGGATCTTCATGTGTGACTTGCCCGCGATCTTGCGGCGATACCAACCGGGGTGCTTCGGGTACTTACCGTCAGGATGCGCGCCGATCCACTCGACAGTCTTGCCTAGAACCTTCTCGACGTCGGCATGGTTGTTGACTGAGGGTGCACCATGGTACTTGAGCAGGACGTGCGCGATTGCACCGCTCATCTCGGCGTAGAAGCCCTTAGTCTTGAGACTGACGCCCGACTTGGCGATGACGAAGTCCTTGCTGGCCTTCGCACCGTCGTGACCCATGCCTACTGACTTGAGTCCGTAGGGCTTCTTCTTCGCGAGCTTGACTACATCCGCTTCGGGGTCGCTGTCGATGTCGGCGGCTACCCAGAATGACGCGTTGTTGACGATGTCAGACGGGCTCGTGATATTGACGTGACCACCGATGGGTTTGTAGGCAAGGTCAACAAGGTCAAATAGTTCCTGAGCCAGCACCTTGTTATTATTGAGGTCGGACTTCGATAGCTCGACCCACTTGCCGTGCTTACCCTTGAAGGTCTGAGCGTCCTCCAACACGGAGCAGCGGTAACGGTCCCAAGTTTTCATCCGTGAAACATCAGTTCGGCATTGGACATGGCTTCACGCTGCCCGCCGGGCATCGGCTTCTTACCGTAGTAGCCGTCGTAGTACCACCGACCTTCATCCACGTAGAAGTACATGCCCGTCCTGCTGTCTTCCAACGCGTTTCTGACGGTCCAGGTGTTCTCGGGGCTACCCATCCCGTTGTTGGGGCCGTAGTAGACGACCGACACATCACCCGTGTAGTCGAACACCTCCCGTTGACGCACCAGTGCGGCGCGTAACATGCTGGGATCCTCGTTAGCACCACCTGACCCGTACATCCGCAGCGCGTCTTTCTGCGCGTCCTTCGTACCATCCACAGCGGAAAGATACGCCTTGTCAGCGACCTGCTGGACTTCCTTCGGCATCCCCATACGCACCAGCTTGGCCTTCTCCTGCGGCCAAGACCCACGCACATAACTGGAGCTTTGCTCAGCAAGATAGCGATTCCAGGTCTTGATCGCGCTTTCGTCTGAATCTTTCTTCTTGCTGATGGCCTTGCTGATGGCCTTCTTCGCGACGTAGCCTGCGGCGGCTTTAACGACCTTGCGGCCCACTGGAGTTTTGGCAACAGCGACAGCGCCACGGACCAGCGCACCGACTACCTCATCGGTGTGTTCACGCTCTGCGATGTATCGATCCCAGGTCTTCATGGAGCCTTCAGTCTGCTGCGCGAGCAGCTTCTCCAGCGCGCGCTTCGCTCGCTCAAGTTTGTGGTCTTTGCCGATGAGTTTGTGGTCCGCGTATATTTCCCACGCGTCTGGATCACCGACCGATGCTACTTGCTCAATGCGCCAACCGTCGTGCCGCCCGTCGCCCCCCTTGATGAACCAGGTTCGCCAACCACGCTTTGTGCCGTCTCTGAAAACCCAGCGCATCGTGTCTCCGTACACAAACAGTTCCCCAGGCCAACGTAGGCCAGGGGAACTGCTCGTCTTCTTCTACCGTTAGTAGAGAGAGCAGAATAGCAAAAGGCGGGGAGCCACCCCCCCGCCTTCTGCAAACCCGGCGGGGTACGACTAGAGGTTGACGATCTGCAACGTCGCGATCATGTCAGGATCGATGACCTTGATGACGTACTCGGACAGCAGCGCGAAGTCCTTGCGGAACCCACGAACGTGAACCGGCGCCTTGTAGAGCGGCACGTAGTCGCCCTTGATCGCCGCCGTCGAGACGAACTCCGGTCCACGGTAGGACAGAAGCGCCTGATCGCGCGGGTAGGTCGGATCCACGAACACGTCGATGTCGTGATCGGCGAGCCGCCCCAGGAAGCGCGGACCAGCGATACCATCGTTGGCGTAGCGCTGCCCAGCCCATCCGTCTTGGAACGCGATGGCGAACGCAATGGACGGATGAATGACCATGACGTTCGGGCGGGTGGTCTGCGTGGCCTCGTAGACGAGGTCTTGCAGACGAGTGATGAAGAGGTGGAGGGTCTTCAGGTGGTCACGGTACGACACGCCGGACGGAGCCGTGTTATCAAAGATGACCGCGCCGCCCGTGCTCTGCTTGCGCAGTTCATTGACGACATGCTTGAAAATCTCCTGCGAGATGAGACGCGCACCGGCTTCGATGATCGTGGGCTCGGCGTCGATGCCGAAGTCGTTCATGAAGTCCATGACCGCCTGCTGCGACCACGAAGCGCCCAGGGCACGCGGACGCGCCTCGACGTTCTCGGCCCGCAAGTGGATGCCGTACTCAGGAAGCTGAAGTGCGGCTTCGATGTTGAAGACGTACTTCACGCGAATGGTGTCGGAGGTCGCCGCAGCGAATCGGACACTCACGGTGCGCGAGATGTAGTCGATGGTGTTGGTGACACCACCGCCAGGAGCGCCGACGTCGCCGACGAGCAGACCGTTGCGGTTGTCCCGCACGACCAGACTGCCATCGGTGATCTCCAGAGTTCCGGGGATGACCGGACCGTAGCCCAGGACGACCGGGCTGTAGTCTGTCGAACCAGCCGAACCGAACGGCTCGTCATCGACCTTCTCCGAAGAGAAGTTCTCGCTACCACGGAACCCGTTCAGAGCATCGAACATGATGGCGCGGTCGGGCAAGTTGCCCTTGGCGCGCTCGGAGACGACATCCAGGTAGTGGATGCGACCGAGACGATTGCTCATCGGCTGGACGCTGATGACTCGGTCGACGATGTCGTCAGCCTGCGCCGAGGCGATGAGCGCGAGCCCGTTCTTGACCCAGGCGGGCAGGCTCGCGCGAGAGGTCTCGTCGATGAGCCCCTTGCCGAACATATCCATCGTCTTGTTGACGAAGTTCTCCATGAGGATTGCGCACTTGGTAGCGCGCAGCGGGTCGAGACCGTTTCCCGTCTCCAGAATCTCAAGCGGATTTAGCGCCTTGTCGATTCCGAGCGTCGGAAGGGTGAAATTCTGGAAACGGCGAACGCGGTCGCGGTGCTTGCGCACCATGGCCTCTTGAATGGAATTCGCCTGCTGCTGGTGCTCTTTCGATGCGAGCATATCTAACTCTCCTGGGTGTGATGATGCTGCTAGAGCAGCTTACGCGTTGCTACGACGACGACGGCGTGCTGCAGCCACACGGCTAGCCACGTTGCCTGATCCGATGTTGCCCGTCCGTCCCAGACCCTCTGAGATGGGCGAAGAAGACTCATTGATGCTAGTCGGCACGTTGCGTGCCTCCGTGCTGTCCACGGCGTTCTGTCCGCGACGATTGAACGTCTGCGACTCCGCACGCTCGACGAGCGGCGCTGGCTGCGGCGCGGGCTGCGCCTGCTCCACCAACGTGAGTAGCATCTGGGCCTCGTTGTGAAGCTCCTCGCGCGACTCGCACGTCCTCAGCCTCTGGGCGGCGAACTTTAGTTCTGGATGCTGCTCCATGATGCGGGTTCGGTCAGCGACCAAAGTCTCACGCTCGTGAGACTCGCGCAACGCGCTGATGGCCTCGTGCTGCTCCTGCACGGTGTCCTCGTAGCGCGCAAGCTCATCCTCCATGAAGGTGACCTTGCTGCGTAGGTGCGCGTTCTCCTCGCGGATACGAGCGATCTCGCGGAAGCTGGTGCTCTCGACGTACTCGCCGTCGCCCTCTTCGGACGCATCGTCGTAGTCGCCTGGCTCCTGGCCGTCGCCGTCCTGCCCGCGATCTCCCGGCTCGTTCATCGTCTTCATCGAGTACTCAGGGCCTTCTTTGCCCTTCCAACTGTCGCCCTTCGTGACGACACCGCTGTCACCGCCGTGGCGAGCAGGTAGATCGTCTTCGAAGACGGGTGCGCGGAAGACTTCGCCAGCCTTGTCACGCCAGTACTTCTCATGCATCGTGCTCACCTTGCCTCTGCCTCTGCCTCTTGACTCGGCCATGTAGATGGTCGAACCGTTGCGGTCGCGGACACCCTCAAGGATGCCCTGCTTGTCGTAGTACTCGTATGCGACCGGTTCATCACTCTCATTGAACCAGACGCGCACCGCGCCGACCAGCTTCTTGTTCTCGCTGATGCGGTTGAAGGTGTGGAAGTAGGTGCGGCTTTCCTTGCGGCTCTTCGTGCGTGAGCGCTTGTTGTCGAGCTTCTGCTTCTTCGTGAGCACGCGCTTCTTGCTGTCACCCTTGGGGATCGAGCGGTCGTTGTCCACGGCGTTGTTGTGTCGGAACGTCTTTTGGTACTCGGTGTTTGGGGCGTCTTTGCTGAACGCCTTCGCGAACATCGCATTGCTCGCCGTGCTGCCGCCATTTGGTCCCTTGCCGCCGAGTTTGGCTTCGCCCATACGGCGACCTTTGCTGTAGCCCACGATGTTCTCCATTTCGTAGTCGTCGTCATCGTCAGCGTAGTCGTCGTCAGCGTAGTCGTCGTCGTCGTCGCCCATGTCGTCGCCCATGTCGTCGCCGTCGTAGTCGACGCCGCTCTCGAAGTCGCCGTCTTCTTCGTCGTTGAGTCTCAACTCGTCAACGTCGTCATCGCCTTCGTAATCGTAGTCGATGGGATCGCCGTACTCTTCTTCATCTTCTTCCTCGTTGACGTCGAGGTCGAGGTCGAGGTCTTCTGGATCTTCTAGATTCGCAGTCGGACTGATGCCGTCCGGCTCGTCATCATCGTCGGGAACCGTGTCGCCGCCCGCCATGCTGCCGCCCGCGCTCTTGTCAGGTGCGTACTCAGAGAAAATGCGTCGTCTACGCTTGGTGATGCCCATGGTGTTCTCCGTGATGACTTTACCAGCGGACACACGTCCGACGTGCTCGGCCTGCATCTTCTGAATCCCCTTCGCGGTAAGGACCCGGCATACGTGTGCCTTGGCCTGCTCACCGTCTTCATAGCTCGTATAGACCGTCAGCTTGTCGTCGCTGAGTTTGGTGACGTGGAACCCTGCCTTCTGCAGAGCAGACACCGCCGCCTCACACTCGGCCTTGCTGCCAGCTTCCAACTCTAACATCGTACCGCTGTAGGGCATCGACCCGAGTTGTTTCCACTCCTCTTGGAGCGTGCGCAGCCATGGCTTGAACTTGGAGTTCGCCTCGATGATTGCCTTGTGCCGCGCTTCAGTCGACTCGAATGAGAGCACGATCCTTGGTGTGCGCGACGGCTGGTGCGGCATCATGCCTGCCATGCCGGAAATGTTGGGCATGTAGGACGGCGCGGCGACGGCTTTGAGTTCGGCGCCTTCTTTGGCGATGGCGTTGGATGCGGCGGCGCTCTGCTGCGCTGAGTAGTGCCCACTCGCGAGGATCAGCTTGTAGTGGTTCTCGGCAACATGCTGCGCGGCGTCCCGAGTTGGGATGTGTGACGCGAGTCGCGAGGGTGCGAGGTTGTGTGGATGCAGCCACACCTCCCACTGACCAGCCGTACCCTGATACGCGCGATAGTGCGCGCTGCCGTCCTCGAAAGCCAAGAGGTACCTGCTGAAGCCGCTGGGAGGTACCTCTGACTCAGTGATCGCACACTTGCACACACCACCCTTGCAGTCGACCTGTGACTCACGCACCGCGCGCAAACCATCAGCTTCGGCAAGTTGGCGCGCCATAGTGATGTCACCGCCTGCGGACTCCACCAGCGCCTTGACATAGGCATCAATGTTCTCGCGCAGATTGCGCGCGCGGACTTCAGCACCGGGAGTCGACTCGTCGATGACGCAGTCCCATGTGATAGGGTCGAAGTCGAGTTGAACTTCGTCAACGCCGTTCTTATGTTGCACCGAACCGTTGCCGCGCGAGCTTAGTCCGAAGCGAACGCCATCACGAATGTAGGACTCGACAAGGCGCCCAGGTGGCGTCGACAACGTCTCAAAGACGATCCACACCTCGCCGTTGTCATCGGGCGAGAACGCCTCAGTCACAACGATGGCGGCGAGCGGCATCTTGGACTTGCCGTCTTCTGGGTGTTCCAGATGACCAATGACCCCACGGCCTCCGATCTTATTCTGGAATTCCGCGCCTTCGCGAAGATGCTGCTCCCACACCTCGCGCGGGTAGATACGCCCGTTGCGGTTCTTGACTTCGGTGTGTTGCGCCTTCGCGCGAACGCGATAGCGCCCGTTCTCAAGCTCCTCGATGAAGCCCTTGCCGCGCGTTTGCTTCTCAGCAAGAGCGCGCGGCTCTACCGGCTCAGGCCCGGCCTTCTCTGTGATGAGAGTGAAGACGTCGTAGGGAATGCCGTCAGCAGTCTCACGAAGTGCAGCGGCGGTAGCGACGATGGTCATCTATCGACCCCCGCCCAACGACGTGCGAAACCTCGACTGGGGAAGCCTGCTATGGCGTTGCCCCCTGGATCGGAAGTAGCGGTCGGAGCGGCTCTCTCCCGTGCTCATGCGCGCGGTTGCGAACACCTTGCGAATCCACGGAAGTTCATCCGGGTCCACGAGGTTCATGACTGTGCCATTCTTGTGCGGGTAGTAGGCGACGTGCATCTCGTACGTGAGGCGGTCACGTAGCGCCTGACTATTGGGTAGTCGATCCATCCACTGCTTGTGCTCGGTGCGGTCGAGGCGCACTGGGTACGTCTCAGCAACATCACCGCCGATAGGCACGTGCAGAAGAAGCTGCTGGTCAGAGGGGTGACTGCGATGAAACAGCACGACCTCCGGCAGTTCTGCGAGCTTAGGTAGTGGGATCGATTTCGCCATTTAGCCGTTCGCCATCTCAGCGTCCCAGCAAAGATCAATGTCCAAGGGCAGGTAGAGAGTGCCGTGCTCGTAGTCGGCCAAGATGTTGACTGCGTCGGTCGACACCGAGAATGCGAGTGTGATGATGCCGGTGCGGTAGTTGATGGAACCGTCCGCAGTGGCGCCGCTGATGGCTTCCTGACCGACCAGCCGACCGTCGCCCGTGTCACGGACTACGAAGGCGTTACCACCGACAGTGGCCGTGATGGCGACAGATCCTGGGGCGACGTCAGCCGCGTTCGTTGCGGGTGTAATTGAGTCGAGTAGTTGGAAGGTGAATCCGGTGTTGCTACCAGCATCGACGATGTTGGCCGTCTCTGCGTTTGGTCCCAACAGACGGACGCGCAGCAACTGACCACCTGGGCGATGACCAGAGTCGGGCACATCAGCGTTGGGATCGCGGGGCCACACGGGCACGAACCCGGCGTAGCGGCCTTTGGCGATGAGCCCCGTTGCGGGAATGGCTGGCGTCAACGTACCGACAGCAGCCCAAGCCGGTTCGACTTGAGCCACCGCCGTCGTGCCGTTCGGAAGCGTACCACCAACGGAGATGGTGCGACCACGGTTGAAGCGCGCACCGCCGCCTGCCACCGGAGTGACGGCGGCGCGAGCGGCAGCTTCGATGACGAACGTCGCAGCGGGAAAGACAGTGCCGTTCCGCTGCGCGTCATCCGTCTGTGGCAATGCAGTGGGCTGATCGACGTTGATGTAGAGCGGCGAGCCTCCTGGGATGTTGTCCTCAAAGACCACACCCAAAAGTTGCCGCGCTCCATCGTCTCCGCTCCGGTGGTTGTACCGGAGACGAAGCGCTGATCCTGATTGAACAATGCTCACGTGATTACACCTCTACGCCACTAGGCGATGGCGAAGACTAGATACGCGGATCGTTGCTCGCGCCGCCAGGTGGGAACGAGGTGTAGTCCTCTTTGACGCGGTAGGGCTCCTCACCGTGGTGACCCCACCAGGTGACCAGGTTGGTCGCTTGGTTTCCGTCGCGGGTCTCTCCGAGGAGAGCAAGGCTCGCCTCTCCCTTGATGCCGTCGGCGAAGGCTTCGCTTCCGATCTCGGGGATGTCTGGGGACAGAAGGTCGAAGCCCTGCGACCCGCCACCAGCCGCCAGAACGCCCGCGAACGGGTTGAACTGATAGGTGACGGTAGTCGGGTTGGCGAGAGTGCCGGACCCAGACGTCAGAGTGATGACACCCGTGGCATAGTCGATGGACCCGGTGACCGTGGCGATACCACCAGTGGTCTCGATCATGTTCCCCTTGCCGTCATCGACGAATGTCTCGACACCGTCAGTCAGGCTGACCGTTCCAGGGACCACGCGACCGAAGGTCGTGGGAAGCACTTCGGGGTACGACGTCGCGACGGTTGGAGTGCTGGTCTGCGCGAACCCAAACTCAGTCCAGTCGGTGTGGCTGTAGCCCGCGAGGACCGGCGCCGTCGCAGCCACTGCGTAGGTGAGAGAGATGATGCCGGTGAAGTAGTCGACGGTTCCGCGAAGAGTCGAGGTTCCGATGTCGACCAGGTTACCGGCCCCGTCGTCAACTACGGTCGCGGGTGCGCCAGCGTTTGTGATCGACAGAGTGCCGGGGGTGATGCTGCTGGACTGCAGCTTGCCCTTGAAGATCGTGAGTGGGTTGCCGAGCGCCGCCAAGTGCTCGCCCGTCTTGGTCTTGGTCGAGCCCCCGTGCGCCAACCGAACGTCAGCCGCAGCCGAGCCCTGGTTCATCGCACGCACACCAGTGGTGCGCAAAATGGGCGCTGAGAGCAGCGCGGTCTTACCACCAAGAGGCGGTACTCCGGTTCGATGCTCGTTCTCACGGGTCTTGGCCTCTGCGGCCCCAATCCCGGCAAAGCTGTAATTGCCTTCCAACGACATGATGTTCTCCTGTTTCGCTTACGCGGCCCCAAGGTTTGCCGGGGAGCCATCCACGGTTCTGATGACGGTGACGAGCAGCTTAACATTGCCGCCCGCATAAAGAGCAAGACGCGCTCTGGAACTGATGACCGTCTTAGTGACGCTTTTGCCAGGAAAAACCGTGGCAACGGTGTCGCTGATGTCGGTCCAACTGGAGCCGTTGTCGGACTCCTGAAACCGAATCTCGGCGGAAGACAGCGTGTCGTTGTTTTCGATGACAACGGTAGGTGCAACGCCGCCGTTGTTTAGAAACTCCACGATGCGATCAGCGATAGCTGGTGCGCCGTAGATACCCGACTCAACCTTGCTTGACACCGAACATCCTCCTACGTGACATTCCGACATTAACAGGTCGGATCAGTGGACACAATAGCGCGTCAAGTGTCAAACCGATGCCCCAATGACGCCGGTCAGTTCGTTCTCCAAAATCTCTGCCAGCAAGGCGTGAGTGGACTTGCCGCGCCTACGCAATGAGTTGACGGCCTCCGTCAACTCGGAGACCGATGCGAGCGTTTGACGACCGCCACTGGTCCGCTCCACCAAGCCTTCGGTAAGACTACCGAACATTGCGACATCAGCCAAGAGTCGATGATCCCGCGCGCTGAACGTCAGTCGCATCGTAGCGTCAACTGGCATGCTGCCGATAGTCTTGATCCGCTCGATGATGTCTATGCGCTCGCGCACGTCGAGGTATGGGCAGTGCCCAAGAATCGACTCGTTGAGCGTGCGGTAGTCTTCACCGCCGATGATCCGCTCGGGCAAGTCGGTTTCCATGATGATTGCGAGTGCCGCGTTTACTGACTCTGCGGTCGGTGTTGCGGTAGGGGCAAACTCTGGCGTAGGTGCTGCGCCGTCGCCCGGTGCAAGGGCAGGGGCAGGGGCAGGGGCAGGGGCGCCGTTACCGTCTACCGGCTCCATCGGCTGGTCGACGGTATCACCACCTACACCACCGTTCTCGCCCTTGAGCACTTCGTTGGCCTTGTCGATTGCGCCGCCGATCTTCTGGAGATCGTCGAGGAACGATGCGCCGAGAGTCTGCGCCTTCTCCAAGGCGCCCGCTGCGCGGTTCATACCACTGGCCTTCGCCATCGACGTGGCTTGGATGAGGTCGGCGGTGGTCAGTGCGAAGATAGCCTCGCGCGCCTTCTTCAAGTTCTCGGCTGCGGTCTTCATCGACTTGGCGGTAGCCGTCTTCTCGGCCTCTTGGCCGACGTCGAGGACTTCAGAGAGGAGTAGACTCATCACGCGGTCGTTCGACTCCGCGCGGTACTTCGGGTCCTTCTCCAGCATCGCAATCAGCTTGTCGGTGATGTCTGCGGCGTCTTTCTTTGAGAGTTGCGCGAACTTTAGGAACTGCTCAAAGCCAATACCAAGCGGCTCCAAGATGCCGGTGGAAAGTTGCTTGGTCTTCTTGAGTTGTGCAAACGCCGCCTTGGGCGTCAGCGCTTCGTGCAAGGGGAAGTTCCTTTTGAAGTCGGCGACGTTCTGCGCGCGCTGTGCACTGGTGAAAGGTGTGCCGAATGCTCTGCGTGCCTCCTGCACCGCGATCTGCTTTCGCATCTTAGGCTTCTCGGGGTCGTCTCCTTCTACGCCCTGCGGCGCGTCCACGATCTGCTTACGCGCGCGCGGTCCGCCTGCATCTCCGGTTGGCGCCTTCATCGCCATGTCGCCATGACCCAACGTATCGGCTTCCATCGCCAGAACGAAACGCCCCTCCAACACGCCAGCGCCTTCGTTGATCCAGATGTAGCGCATAGTGCGGTCGAATCGCTCAGTGCGCACGAGGTAGTCGACCATCTTACGCGACTCGTTGTGGTCGACTACCGCCTTGGTCTCGGAGACCAAGGCGCGCTCAATGACGTCACTGAGCTTGACGTCCATCTCGATCAACGTCGAGACGACGCCGAGAGACTCTGCGAGGTCAAGGATGCTGGGAATCGGCGTGTCGAACGTCGCGTCTACGACGACAGTTTCTCCGATGCAAATGATCGTAGTCTTGCGCGTGTCGGTGAACGCGTGCTTCGTGGCGTCCTCCTGTGACTCGATCCACGACCCACGCATCCCAGCGTAGTAGCCGCGCACCTTCGGCTCTCCGTAGAAACGGTCGAACCCACCGCGACGAAGGCGCGCGAAGCTCGACTCAGTCACGACCGCACGAAGCATGGACGTGCGCCCGTCAGCACCGATGTAGCGGAACTGCGGGCTGCTGATGCGTGCTTCGAATTGACCTGACGCGTGCGCGCGGTTGAGTCGAGCAAAATCCTCACGAGCAGCGGACTCACGCATGGTGCGCATGGCGTTGTGTGCACTGCGCTGCGCGGTCGACGTCAGTCGAGACGACGATGGGAAACCCAAAGAGATAGCGGAGCGCTCCTCTCGCAGTGCGGGTCCGAGCGTGTGCTTAATGAACGCGCTCTTACCAGACGACGGCGGGCCAACGACAACGATGACGTTGCTGGCGGACTCCATGATCTGTTCAAGGTCGGCAGTCTCCACGAGGCGGTCGCCGATGAACGACTCACTCATGGACTCTTGCACGAACTCGTTCCCGATTCGGATGACGTCACCGCATGGAACGCGGATGAGGCTGGTCTCGTCGTCGGTCTCCAAGATCACCACGACCGTACCGGCGTCGACTTCGCTCGTGCCGTAGTCGACACCTTCTGGCAGCACGCCCGCTCGCTCAACAGTCGCGGCTCGGAAGACCTGAACGAATTCGGTTCCGCTGATGCGCTGGTAACTTTCCTGCTTCTTCCCGAACGCGTTCTTCACAGAAGTGAAAAACTTCTCTGCACCCTTCTTGAGTGCACCGACACCGGATGCTTGACCGGCGTACTCCTGCTCGCGCGCCTGCGCCTGTTTGATCGACATGCCAGCGTAGTCGCGGCTGTCGCCACTCGACTTGCTGCTGCTGCTGCTGCTGCTGCGGCTGCTCGACCCGGCCCCACCTTTGGTAGTCATCATCATGACGGCCATGTTCTCGGCGACCGACTCATTGTAGAGATTAGACTTGAGCGCGCTCATCGCCGCTTTCTTGATCGTGACGACCTCATGCCCGGCCAAGTAGTCGAGCGTGTCGAGTACACGCTCAACCAGCTTGTGGGGCTGCGCGGAGAGTCCAGTGGATATGACGAGGTTGATGCCCTCCAACACACGGCGCGTGTCGGAGGAGTTGAGAAGTGTCAGCGCATCGCGCAGGTTCTCATCTACGGACTCGCGCTTCAGAACCTTAGACGCCATAGACGCCGCCCTGCTGAACATCCCAGGCTTCTTGGGCTTGGGCGGCGCACTGCGTCCACCCTTCGCCGCTGACTGGCGCTGACTGCGCGCCGTCTGGCGCTCCTTAGCCGCCTTGGCGCGCGCCGCGTTGGCCGCTGGGCCGGTGTGGTTTAGCTCATCGAGCAACGCTTCGTAACTCTCGCCGAGGTAGGACTCTTGTGCGGGTTGCGGCGCTGCGGTCTTCTGCGCGAGGATGGTCTGTAGGCGCGCCTGCTGCTCAGGCGTCATCTGCCCCTGCATGCCCTGCGCCTGCTTGAGCGCCTCTTCATCACCCTGCTCAGCGGCGTCGAGGAAGCCATCGACATCCTGCGGTGCGTCGGGATCTGCGGGAGCGGGAGCGGGAGCTTCAGGCGCGGCTTCTGCGTCAGGTGCCGGTGCGGCTGGCTCTTCGGCTGCAGGTTGCTCATCACCAGGTTGCGCGGGCGCTTGCCCTACCGCATCCTGGCTAGCAGTCTGCTGCGCCATCTGCTGCTGCTGCACACTCGGTTGCGGGGGTTCCGTACCAGTCGCCGCCATCTGGTCGGCGCCGCGCTGAGTCGGTTGCCCACCTTCGGTGCCGTTGGCTACCTGCGTCGCCATGCTCTGTAGCATCTTAGAGAACGCCTGGCGCAGTGCGTCCATCGGCACTTCCGTGCCGTCTGGTAGACGTAGTGCGTTTGTCGGTCCGCCCTGCTCCTGTGTGGGAACGTGCTCAGTGGGTTGCGGCTGCGGCTCCTGCGGGTTGCTCTTGCTGTCGGCAGGAGAACCTTGCCGCATGTCGGGTTGGTCCTTCGCGATGCCGCCGCGATCATCACTGTTATCGCCGCCCGTGTTGCCGGTGCCGGTGACGCCCACCGCCGCGCCGCCAGCCTCCACGAGTCGACGGAGCGCATTTACCGATGTCACGTTCTCGGGAACAAACGTGTTGATGTAGTTCTTCGGGTTGTTCGCGCGCTGAATCAGGTTCAGAAAGTTTCCGATGTCGCGGCGGTTGGCGTGCTCGATGAACTGCGCGAGCTTGTTGCGCGTGTCAGGCGCCATGTTCTCTACGAGCTTCTCAAAATTCGTGGCTTCCGCCAACACAGTGACCACGTCGCGCGGGATGCAGAACGACGAGAGGCGCGTGTGATAGCGCGACATGGCGTTCCCGCCGTGCCCGCCGTGGATGCCCATGAACATAGCCTCGTTGAGACTGGTGCCGGGCTGGCGGTGGATTGCTTCTATGAGCGCACGCTCACACTCATCGCCGTCTAGTCCACTGGTGAACATGGACTCAGGTAGCGAGACGTCGACACGGTCGAAGCGGTCGGCCAGTTTGGGACCGACGACTCGTGTGCCGCCTAGATCAGCGGCGAAATGGTCGATGCTCTCCTGCGCCTGCGTGTCGTAGCCGAGTGCGGAGACCATGCCACCGCCGTCGACATGCGTGGCTTGCCCACCGTTCTCGGCCACGCGTTTGGCGAACGCCGTCGCCTGACTGGGTCCTGGCAGTTGGTAAACGATGCTGCCCTCGTTCAACGGGGTCAACTCGCTGGCATAAGCCATCACACGGTCGCGCGTGGCTACCGGGAGTTGCTTGATCTCTTGCAGTAGTTTTGAGTTGTGTGCGATGGCTCGCTCAATGTGCGGCCACGCACGAACAGAAACGGAGTCGACGCGAACAGGGCTCTCGACCAAAGCACGGTACACGCGAACAGCGCGCTCAAGATTCTTCAAGATGTCTAACTCCCTGCTGCGTTCAGCATTTTGCCAACGTCAACGTCCTGCGCGATGGCCTCAACGTCTGGACTCTGCCCCATGACGACCATCTGCACCCTGGTTCCGTAGTCCTCCGGTGACCTAGCGTAGAACGCTGGATCAGGTGAGGCAACATCCTCGCCGATACCTGGAAGAAAGAAAACCCACCAGTCGCTTTCGATTTGTTCATTGGGCAAGCTCATGTTCGGGCTGGCGATCAGTTCGATCTCGCCTTTCGCCTGCTTGAGCGACCCAAGAAGTTCGTCGATCTCGTCACCACGAAGAATCGGATCGAAGAACATATAAACCGCACCAGACTCGTTGTCAAACTCGACATCAGACAGTACGTCCATGTCCTGCGAGACGATTAGCCTACGCAGCAACGCCTCAAAGTCGTCTTCGACTGAGGGGTGCTCCAGGTTCTTTCCAATGTCCTCACGCAACTGCTGACCAGCGGAGTAGGCAAGGATGCGATCCTTGACATCCATGATCTTTTCGCGCACTTCCACACTGGCTTCCAGTCTAGACTTGTTGAACTCAGCCTGCGCGCGGTGATATTTGCGACCCTCGCGACCACGGTGCCATTCTTTGTGCTTCTGAATCTTGCGGGGACTGTTGCCGCCCTTCGCATTCTTCTTGTTCTGCAGCGACTTCTGCACATCCTTATTTGGTTTGTGCCGCTGCTTCGTAGTCGAAAAGCGGAAACCTTGAATGGGATGTGAGAGCCCCTCGCCAGGCTCGCGCGGATTGCTCGACGAACGCCGCGTGTCCTCTTCGGTTCTGAACTCACCGGTCACGCGCTGATGCTTCTGGTCCACGGATCGCGTGCGGGCGTGCGCGCGTCCCAGAGAATACGCAGCACTGGCGTACGACACCTCGTCTAGCACTGCGTCGCGCTCAGCGACCTCGCGAAGTCTGGAGACCTCACCGCGACCGAGAGCGTACCCAGTAGCGGTGTGCACCAAGGCCCACAGATACTCCTCGCCGATCAGACGTCGCGACGGGATCAAGTCCAGACCGAGCGACGAGACCTCCACCATCGCCGATGGCTCATCCGAGAAAAGCTCAACGGCGCTCACCAACTCAATCGGGGCGGCTTCATAGAGACCGTGCGCACCCAGCGCAACCATGTCTAGATTGGGTAGCGCAGATTCCAACGCCGCGACCACTCGCGCGGCCTTTTGCATGCCCTTCCCGATTTCAACACTCTTCACGCTGGTGGCTGTCGCGTCAGCCACGAACAGCGCAGACAACGGCGCGTCCATTAGATGAACGAACCCACCGACAGCGAGGTAGAGCAGCATCATCTTGTAGAGCGTGCCGTCACACATGCCGCGCAAATCATCGTCGGCGCGGTAGGCGTCGAACGACACCGGCTTATACATATCGTCTCGCCCGACATACTTGGCGACGCGCCAACCGCGCGCCCACGCGCGTGTGTAGACGGCGTATGAAAGTCGGTCAGGTACCGTGTAGTCGATGATCCGCGACTCCACGTGATGCATGACTTGATGTGCGTGCTTCAGCGCTTCGTGCGCCTTTGTGAACCCAAGCATCTTCGTTGCCTTCGCGAGTGCGGCGAGCAATAGCGGGACACCTCCGACAACGGCGTAGAACAGGCCCACAAGCGTGGTGAATCCAAGGGCCTCGTCAAGCTGAGACTCACCCAGACCTGCTTCCTCCACGCTTTCTATGCGCGAACCGGAGAACGCACCACGCATACGGTCGTTGAGACCGCGCGCCATGCGCATTTCAACGGTGACGGGAACAGGCACGCCGGAGTCGCGTGCAGCTTCATCCCAGATGTCCTGCACAACACTGAGTTGGCGCCCGAACTTGAGCAATTTCTCTACACGCTTACGCAGTGCTCCGATGACCTTGTCAGCCGTATCGCCAAGTGTGCCTTCGTCGATCACAACATCGTGATCCTCAAAGGTGGCGTCGTGATCCTCGATCACACACTCACTGAACGGGTCGATCAGCAGGTACCTGCTAGGGTTGCGCGTGGCGAACAACCGCGCACGCTGTCGCTTGTCATCGAACTCGACGACTAGTGCAGGGTCAGTTGCGGACTCGACGCGGTAGTGAAAACCGCAATCAACCGGCCCCTCAAAGAACTGCTTGAGGTTGTCGACGCTACCGCACGTCTCTGAGATTGCAGAGTACGAGACAGTGATGACGCGTGAACACGACTCGTCCTTGAGGTATACGCCGAACGATTTCCTGCCCGACTCGATCAGCGCTTGAATACGCTGCGAGCGAGATACGCAGACGACTGGCATCGACTCACCTAGTTCGCGACTCCACGTGTAGGTCACGACTGGTCGTTGAGTGGCACCCTGCCACGGTGTGCCCCACTTCGGTGCGCCCCACGTAATCGTGACGTTGTAGGTCTTCGCTTTACGGTGCTTCCCGCGCACCTTCATCTTGGTTGGTGCCCTCAGCGCCTTGGCGAGTGCGGTCATCACCTCTAGGTCACCGCGTTCTAGTCCGAACGCTTCAGGATTGATGTCGCTGTTTTCAGTTCCGTTACCGCTTGTGGGTGGTTTGGATGCGTAGAAGTTATCTGGCGACGTATAGGACGTCTTCGGTGCAGTCAGCGAGTATTTGACGCCGCTATTGAGATTCTTGACCACGAGCTTGACGTAGCCCGCGACATCACGCTCCCCCTTAACGACATCACGCTCGGGTGGTTGGATCTTTCGATCTTGGTCAGCACGGACGATGTCGCCTGCGGCAACCATGACCGAGCGCGGGAAGCGTTTGGAAGTCGTGTAGCTCTTCCAGTCGACGCCAGCGATAGCGTCCAACGCATCGACCACGGCATCGGCTGTCGCACGCTTCTTAAAGCCGCCAAGACCGGCGCCGCTTGGGATGTGGCTCAGGTAGTAGCCGCCTTTTGTCGTCTCAATGGCCCACACACCGTCATCGCTGATGAAGCCCTTGCCTTTTAGGGTCGTATTCCCTTGCGATGTCCTGGCCGAGAACTCGCCCTGTACAAACTTGGCCTCATCGACGTGCTCAACGGACTCGTGGACACGCGCGTGTTTGCGAATCAAACTCGCACTGTTCTTGAGGAGTGCTTCCATACCGAAGTGCTTCTTAGGGAGACGCTTCAACTCTTCGTAGGTCATCCACTCAGCGCGCTCAGTCTCCCAGTCGAGGCGCGGCTTGAATTCGTCATCGACCAGTCCGATGAAATTGGAGAAGCGAAAGCCGCCGCCTGGGGATGTGAACACGTAAGCGGGAATCAACTCGACGCCCCTACAACATCCAAGCTCTTCAAGCATCTCACGCTGCGCTGCGTGACGCGGGTTCTCACTCGCATCCACAGCGCCACCAAACGTGCCCCACGTGCCCGGCTCATTAACGGACTTCGACCGCAGGCTGACCAAGATTCGTCCGGTGCTCTTTGCGATTGGCAACACACCAGCACCAGCGTTGCCCCAGAAACCCTCACCAGCAGCATCGGTAGTGATCGCGTGAGCGCCGGTACCCCACTCAGCTTCACTTACAGGCTCTGCAGCCTCCTCCAACCTATCGACGT